GTGGTAAGTAAAAAGGCATAAAAAACAGGTCAATTTTCCACCAAAATAGTCAAAAAGACAAAAAAAACATACATCAAAAAGACAAACTTGACAAAAAGACAAAAGGGCGCACGGGCATGAGGGGATGTGATCATGAAGGCATGATGTAACAATAATGTAACACATTTGTAATACATTTGTGATTGACTTTGTATTGCATGGGGTGTATAATATATTTAAATAAAGAACAGGAGGGATGAAAAATGAAAAAAAGAGTTTTAAAAAGATTGATTGAAAGTGGTGTTATAGTAGGCACAATCAAATTGACACAATTGGCGGTGATAAGCGCGCAGCAATTCAGAGGTGAAAGACAATACGGATCAGAATGGTTGATTCCTTTAATTGGTTTGTTTATTCTTATAATGATTGAAGGTGATGACTAATGAGAACAAAGAAAATAAATGAATTGTTAAAATTAAGATCAGGCACAATTTTTCATATAAGATATGATGATCAATATTTGATAACATATATGAAATTAAAAACAACAATTCATAATATTAGTAAACGTGACATTTTAGGAGTAGATAATTTTTTCAATCTTGAATATGATGTGAAAGAAGATATGACAATTGAAAATCCATATTTTAAAAAAGTAAAAATTGTTGATATTATTGAACCAAGTGATTTTATAATAAAATATTGCGATTACAGACGAGGTGAATAAATGAATGAAGATGATTTCTTAATTATAATAATATTACTTGTCATATTAAATGACATATTCATAATATGTTTATTTAAATTTTTATTATTAGTAGGGGGTTAATATGTATTATGATTGGTGTGATTATGTGTTTGCAAGTTTAATTGTAGGCATTCTCCTTTTATTATTTGTTGTTTGTTTTAATACAATTAATGTTGAAAAAGAAATAGATAATAGAATTCAAATTAAAGGTTCATATTTGAAATATAATAATAATTATTATAAGAAAATAAGTGAAGATGAATTAGACAATTTATATTTTTTAATGGGGGATGAATAAAAATGAAAATATTTAGTAAGAATAAATATATTGAAAGTAAAGAAAATGAAGAATTACAATCTTCAGCAATTCAATTTTCTTTGAATACATGGGTTCAAGAATGTGACGGAAAGAGTGAAGAAGAAATAGAAAAAATGGGTTATTTTATGGAGGATAGTTGGTTTGAAGAAGTTGAAACATCATTATATGAAAAAGAATTGCAAGAAAAAAAATTAATCAGAGAATTGAAAATGATTTTACATGATGGAGAGTGTAAACCAAATTGGCGCGAAACAATAAATGATACAATTAAATTATTAGAAGGTGAATAAACAAATGAAAGAAAATCAATATGAAGAAATGCGAAAAATAATCACAACACAAAAACAATATTTGAAATCAATGGAACAATTAAAAGAACAAATGATTTCAGAAATTGAACAATTAAAAACACAATTACAAGCAAAAAATACATTCTTAATGGAAAAACATTTGACATCAAAATATGCAAAATGGCTTGTTGAATATAACAAGCAAAAGCGCGCTACATAGAAAATATGTAGTGCCGTGATATGGCTTGCCTGTTTGTTCCATATCACGGCAGTGCATATTTGCACTTTTAAAAATAGGGTTGTGACCAACACAAGACGTTTTCGCATAATAGCAAAGAAAACGAAAGGGGGACAAAATTATGTCTTTAAAAGAAAAAGCAATGAAAATGAATTCAGGAAATGGAATTGAGTTCATGGAAAACAAAAACAAAGGTGAAATGATGGAATTATACAACAGAGTTTGCACAATAAGAAATTATGATTTCATCAAGGGTGAAGATGGAGAATTTGTTGTTTTTGTAATTGATGAAATTGGTGATGAATTTTTCTTTGGTGGATCTGTATTAACAGAAGACATGAAACAATTTACAGAAGAAGAAAAACAAGAAATCATTGAAAATGGTTTACCTGTAAAATTTACACAAAGAAAATCAAAGAACAAAAGACCATACACGGCAGTTGAATTTTATCCAGAAGAAACAGAAGATGAAGATCTACCATTTTAATTTAAATAAATATGTCAACAATTAAGTTGACATATTTTTTTATTAAATTATAATTAAATTATAATTAAAATATGGAGGTAGAAAAAAATGGTTGAATTAATAAATTTATTGTCACAAAACGGAATTGGAATTGTTTGTGTTGCTTTCATGATTTACTTTATAACAACAACATTAAAAGATAATAATAATATATTAGAAGAAATTCAAAAAACACTTGTTGCAATCCAAACAAATTTGATTTCATTAACATCAAGAATTGATAAGTTAGAAAACAAAATTGTTGAAAGAGAGGAATCAGAACATGGAAATGATACAATTTCAAACAACAATGAATGATGATGACATTGACACAATGAATGAAGATGTAGTCATTGAAAATATTTTCGAGGGGGAAAATATATGAATATAAGAAATTCAATACCAGAAAAAGGTAATAAATTTTATAACACTGTTTCAAATGGTGGTTTTTCACTTTGTATAAAAGGAAAGCCGACACAATCAGGGCGCAACGTATTATCAAATTGTGTTGGATATGCATGCGGCAGATTCAATGAAATAATTGGTTCAATGAAATATGCAACATTAAACTGCAACGCAGAAAATTTCATTGAACGTGCAAAAAGCATTGGACTTGAAATTTCAAATGTTCCAACACTTGGCGGCATAATGGTATGGCAAAAAGGTGCAACGCTTTCATCAAAAGATGGCGCCGGTCATGTTGCAATTGTTGAACGTATTGATAATTCAAATCAAATTTACACATCTGAAAGTGCATACGGTGGTACTGCGTTTTATAATGTACTCCGAACAAACAACAATGGACGTTGGGGAATGAATTCAAATTATAAATTCAGGGGATGCATCAAAAATCCTTCTATTAAATTAGAATATAAAACGGGATTGTATAAAACTTTAGCAAATATGTATGTAAGAACGGGCGCGGGTACAAATAACAGGATTAAAAAAGTAAAAGAATTAACAACAGACGGAAAAAATAACGCATTATATAAAGATTTAAATGCATTTGCAATTTATCAAAAAGGCACAAAATTCACGGCAAAAGAAATTATAGAATTAAATGGGCAAATTTGGGCAAAATCTCCATCAGGATATATTTGCATTGAAAAGAATGGAAAAAAATATTGTGAAAGGATTTAAAAAATGGCAGAAGTCACAATTTCAAATTCACCAATTCATAGTGATTCAATTTTAACTGCGGTATATGGTGAAACCGGACCGAATTGGTCACGTTTTCATACGGGAACAGACTTTGCACCTTATGGATCAACTCCATCAAATCCCGATTTATATTCTGTATGTAATGGAACCGTGGTCAATGTAATAACATACACAGGCACTCAAGCACTTGGAAATCAAGTTGTCATTCAAGATGATAGCACAGGAAATTTTTGGCGTTATTGTCACATGAATGCACCATCTCCGTTATCAATTGGTGATAGAGTAACCACGGCAACAAAAGTTGGTGTCCTTGGTGCAACAGGAAATGTCACCGGTCCGCATTTACATTTGGAATATGGCACAACATCATATTGGAGTTATGACACATTTTTGAATCCATCCGATGCATTAGGAATTCCAAACGCACGCGGAACAATAGTACATTTCGATGGATCAGTTGTACCACCAGAGCCACCAGAACCACCAACAGAGGAAATCAAAACAAAAAGATTTCCATGGGTATTATATGCAAGAAAATTTCGCAACAGGTGATTGACAGAAAATTAATTTATTGATATTTTATATTTGGATTTGTAGGGTTCATTTTTTATCTTTTAAAAAATATTGTTGAAACCAAAGAGGGTAGAAACCCTCTTTTTTTATATTTTTAAAATATTGACAAAAAAGCAAAATTAATCTACAATCAAATTGATGTCAAATGTTTTTTAAAAATTTATTTGTAGGAGGTCAAAAGATGGCAGAATTATCAAAAGAAGATTTAAAAAAGAAAATTGCCGATTCAATAGACAATAACGAAATTGCAATTCCGCTTTTGGAAGATATTGAAGATTCATTCGGAAGTGCTGAAAAGTTGCAAGAAAAAGACAATAAAATTGCTGAATTAAGTGCAAAAGTTGAAGATCTAACAAAGAAATATAAGGAAAGATTTTTGACGTCAAATGTTGAAGAAAAAAAAGTTGTTGAAGAAATTCAAGTCGAGGAAAAAAAGCCAAGAAGATTTGAAGATTTATTCAACGAGAATGGAGGACTAAAATAATGGATTTAGTAGGCGTATTAAACACAATTCGTGACAATGCTTCAGATATTTACAGACAAAGAATTCCTGAAGCAACAAGAACAAACATTCAAGACATTCAAGAAGGGATGACAGATCCTGACAACGCAGTTGTAACAAATGAATTTATAACAACATTATTAAACAAAATTGTTAAAACAGTTATTCACAACAAGTTTTTTTCTGATCCTTTAAAATCATTGAAAAAAGGAACAAAACCACTTGGTGATACTATCGAGGAAATCTATGCAAACTTTGTTCAAGCAAAGGGCTTTGATCCAACAGGTGCAGACCTATTGACAAGAGAATTGCCTGATGTAAAATCTGTTTATCACAGAATGAACAGACAAGACAAGTACAAGGTGACTATATCACCTGAAATGATATCAAAAGCATTCACATCATATGACAAATTAGAATCATTTATTCAAACAATAATCAATACACTTTATAATTCAAGTGAGCTTGATGAATTTGTTTTAATGAAACAATTAATCAAACAAGCAATTGACAACAACGCAATGAAGGTTGTGACTGTTCCTGATCCTGTTGCATCCGCACAAAACGCAAAAGATTTCATCAAAGCAGTCAAAATTGTATCAGGTGACATGGTATTCGCAAATTCAAACAACAATGCATATTTGACAAGCCAATCAACAGATACAAAACCAATAATCACATGTACACCAAAGAATGAACAAATATTATTGATTGACAATGCAACAGATGTTTCTGTTTCAATTGAAGTTTTAGCATATGCATTCAACATGACTGTTGCTGAATTCAATGATACAAGAAAAATCGTAATCGATAGCTTTCCTGATCCATCTATTCGTGCTGCACTTGTTGATGAACAATTCATGCAAGTTTATGATGATTTAGTAATGTTCAAAGAATTTGAAAATGGTGAAGGATTATATAGAAATTATTATTTACATGTATGGCAAACACTTGGATATTCAAATCTAGTAAATGCCGTTGCATTTAAAGTTGCATCTGATGAGGATTCAGATGGTTCTGTTGAAACATTCACAGTTACAAACACATTAAAAACAGGTGTAAAAACATCTAATAAATCAACATCAGCAATTGAAGGTTCATCATATAGTGCAATATTAACAGGTGTTGGCGCAACAGATGTTGTCACTGTAACAATGGGCGGTTCAAGTGTAACATCTGCAGCATATAATTCTACAAAGAAAACAATCAACATTGCAAAAGTAACAGGAAATATCGTGATTACTGTTGCAGCTGCTACCTAATTTATAAAAAATTTTTCAAAAGGGATGGGGATGTTATCCCATCCCTTAAATTATAAGGAGGGAAAAAATGCAAAAACAATTAATTGAAACACAAACATCAAATTTTAAAACATTTTTGATGTATAAAACACAACTCATGACACTTGCTGAAAATGTTTTTGAATTTTTGAACATGCCTGAAGAAATTGACATTGCATATATGAATGAACATTTACTTCGAGATGGTGCGGTTGCATTTTTCAAAGATGAAATAGCAAATCAATTTGCGGTTCTACCTTTTGGAAAACATGGTGAATTTGATATGTATGGAAAACCAATCCGCGTTGACGTTTTTGGAATGAATGGATATACTAGAACACTTGAAAAAGATGAATTCGTCATAATATATGATAATAATAGAAGGGAATCACTTTTCCTTGATTTATTACAATATGCAGAACGCATGGGGCAATGTAAAAGAGTTATTGACATCAACATAGCACATCAAAAGACACCTAGAATTTGGCTTGCAAAAAATGACAAGGTTGCAACAATGAAAAGGTTACTTAATCAATACGAGGGAAACGTGGAAACAATCATGGGATATGATAACATCAATCTTGATGATGTCAATTGCATTTTTCAACCGGCGCCATATGTTGCAGATAAAATTGACCAACATTTGGATCGTGAATTTGCTGAATTTTTGCGTTTGATTGGTGTTGCAAATTTGACACAACAGAAAAAAGAACGTCTAATCACTGACGAGGTGCAGCAAACACAGGGCGGCACAATTGCATCACGTTTTTCAAGATTTGAACCACGTGCGCGTGCTATTGAAAAAATTAACAAAAAATGGAATTTGAACATAAAGGTACGTTATTATGACGGCGAACCAACAACAGAAAATGAGCAAGAGGAGGGAAAAAATAATGATGTTTTATCCAATAATGCCAATGTATCCAATATTTCCAAAATTGCCATGTGATTGTGATTTGCCTCCAACAATTTATGCACTTTTGAATTCATATGTTAATTTCGGAAAAGATACACAAACAAAAATAAAAAATTTAGCTTTAGAAGGGCGCGCATGTATTTTTGATTTTGACTATCCATTATCAAATAATGTGACAAAAGCAAGTTTTGAAACATTAATTTTAAATCATTATATGATGCGTCGAATTGGTTTTGACACACCAACGGCATTTAAAATCGCATTATGTTCAAAATTAAATGAAATCATGCCAATGTATAATAAAATTTTAGATGCTTTGAATGGATGGGATATTTTCACAGACACTGAAACAGTAACAAGAAACAAAACCGATGAAGGCGAAAACACAATGTCAAATTCTGCAACGGCATCAAGTTCAAATATATCAGATAGAAGATATTCAAAGATGCCACAAAATCAGCTCACTGATATACAAAACGGAACACATATGACAGATTATAACTACGACACAGATTCGTCTAGTAGCACATCAGGGGCATCAGCTACCGGCACAAATTCAAATGAAACAAATGAAACAATCACAAAAACATTTGCAGATAAAATGAAAAATTATAAAGAATTTATTCAAAACCGTGAATCAGTTTATTCAATGATATTTAAGGAATTGGATGATTTGTTCTATGGTTTGATATATTAAGGAGGTTTAAAATGTCAATTTCATATATACCAGATCAAAACACATATAAAGAGATGACACCATTTAAAAGATTTGTTCTTCAATCTTTTCCATGGATTGATGCAAATTTTGATGCACTTACTAATTATGAATTGATGGGAAAAATAATTGAATATTTAAATGACATCATTTCAAATGAAAATGCAGTTCAATCAAATGTAACAAATTTATATAATGCATTTGTTAGTCTTCAAAATTATGTGAATAATTATTTTGATAATTTAGATGTACAAGAAGAAATAAATAATAAATTAGATGAATTGGTAACAAATGGAGAGTTACAAACTTTAATAAATCATAGATTTGACAATTTAGAGGGTATGATTAATTCTGTGGCGTCAGGCTCTCCAGCGGGTGTATATAATACAGTAAGCGATTTAATAAATGCAAATCCAGATCACTCACATATTTATTTAGTAACAGCAGAAAATAAATGGTATTATTATGACACTTCAACAAATTCATGGACGGCTGGCGGTGAATATATTGCTGACAGTGTTGGAAATGAATTGAAAAGCTATCAAAATTTAATTGTACCAGCTGTTGACTATAGAATAACTTTTGTAAAAAATCAAGATAATTCAATAACTGTCAATACACCAGCTACTTTATTTGGTTTTTTTGAACCGCCAACTGTAAGCAATGACGCATTTAGAACAATTCAATTATCAGTAAGAGAATATAACGTACCACACAATAATTTATTAGTATATGATAAAAACAACAATAATTTGACTGTAATAACTCAATCTGCATTTAGAACAAATATGGACAACTATATTATTTTACTATGGAATCATTATGGCAATGTAAAAGGACAATGGTATTTATACTATATAGCAAATTTTAGTTCATTGACTAACGAATTAGCTAGCTATGGAAATATTTTAGTCGTACCAGCTGTTGACGGAAAAATAAGCTTTACAATAGAAAATTATACAATTCAAATAAATACACCTTCAACTTTATTTGGTTTTTTAGTAACTGGAACAAACAACACTTTTAAAACTATACAATTATCAAACAGAAATTATTCATTAAACAATAACGAATTATTAGTTTACAATAAAGTCAATAATAATTTAGAGGTGATAACTCAATCAGCTTTTAATAGTAATATAGGAAACTATGTTATTTTAGTATGGAATCATTACGGCAATGTAAAAGGACAATGGTATATATACTATATTGAAGAAAAAGTTAATTCAAATCAAACTAGTGTAATAACATCAACTGTTGATATATCATCTCGTCAAGGTAATAATGGCGGTTATCCTGAAAATACATTAATCGGTTTGTCACACTCTAAAAATTTAGGATATAATCATGTTAGAGTATCATTTGGCTGGACTTCTGATGATATTCCTATTTGTTGTCATAATGAATATTTATATGAGTCAACTTTAAGAAACAATGACGGCACACAAATAACAGACGAATCTTTAAAATTATCTGACATGACATATAACACAATTATCACAAATTACGACGCTGGTATATATTGCGGAAGTAATTTCGCAGGCATAAGAGTACCAACGGTTGAAGATGTAATAAAGCAATGTAAATTACTTGGTCAAAAATTAGATATTGAATATAAATTTGGATATACTGCCACAAGACTAGAAAATTTATTAAAATTAGTATATAAATACGGTATGGAAAAAAATACACTTTTCTCTGTTGTTTCTCAGGAAATTATTTCAAATATTCAAAACAGCGATTATAAACTTCCAATTGGTTTAATTGCTCATCTAACACAACAAGATGTAACAACTGCTATTAATAGCAATGTTGATAGATTTGATATGTTTGACACTGATACATATAACGATAATTTAGTAATTGAACTACATAAAAATGATATAAGCGTTAAAATTGGTAGTGTTTTTACAAAAGAAAACGCACTAATCGCTATTAATAGATACGATACAATTGAATGCGGTAATATTGCAAATCCTTTGTTATAAAATTTAATAAAAAAGAGGCTTAAAAGCCTCTTATTTTTTTATTGTTCCACGTGAAACAATTTAAACTATTGAATTTGACAAACTAAAGTTTCCAAGATTTGCATGACTATGCCAACAGGTCACGCCTGTTCTAAATATTTGATTGATCTTTTCCATGTCACTTGTTGGAACAGAAATTGAATTATGATAATTTGAAACACCTATAATTTCATCATTTCCAATTTGCACATAATTCCAATTGGTTCTGCCTGTAATATTTGGCGCTTTTATTTTGAGTGTCTTATAACCAAATTTTGAAAAGTAGTCATCGACTTGCCTTAAAAATTCATTCTTTGCATGATATTGTCTAATTGTAAAATTATTATTTCCATGTGCAAAGTTTACGTCTGCCGTGTTTTGTCCGCCTGTAATTTCAGGAAGTAATTGGGCTTTTTTAAATTGACCATATTGGGAAATGAATTGACCAGCGGTTGAAATTGCTGCGCCAATTAAATTTCCAGTAAGTGCAGCCAAACCAAGAGCCGCAGCAGTTGTCACAACTTTATTTCCATTGACACCTTCTTTTGTAAGCCAATTTGTGTATGCATCTCCTGACCATGAACATGTTGGAAATTTTGCAAGCGATACACATTCATCATAATTTAAGCCAACATTTTTATAATTTACGGGAACAATTCTGCATGACATACCAACAGACAATGCCATTTGCACTTGAAAAATAATTTTGTCACTTGTAAAATCAGGATGTGGTGCAAAATCTTCTATTTTATAAATGTTTTGTTCACCAACATGATTTGAAACCATTATATAATTGAATGGATAACATTTCACTTTGTTGTTTTTTGGTTCATATGAATTCAAAATAACAGGTCTAGTCATTTCAACATTTTTGAAAAATATTTGATCGCGATTTGATGAGCTATAAAGCACAACACCATATGATGTTCTAATCATGTTTTGTTGTGTTAGTGTTCCACCTTTAAAAAATGACATTGTTTTTGTTTCATAATCAGATGCATGATTGAAAATACATGCCGGAACAATAAATATTTCTTTTATTTCCGCAATGTGTCCTTGTCTATTTGTTATATCAATAAAATGTTCTAAATATCTGATCCCGTCATCTGTAAAATTAAACAAACAAAGCATTTGACCATAAATCCCTTTGTTATACATTGATGCACCATTATATCCAACGCCTGAATCTTCTTTTATCGCATTAACTTGCGTTGGAACACCATCAATTGTTACTGTTTCAACTTGATATCCTTCAGAAATATCCCAATTTGTTGCAACACAAATATATAAATTTTGGTCAATGAAATTTGTGATCACTTCACTATTTGCCATCACATCAGGAACCGCCAAACCTTCATCAATTGTGTTCGCGCCAATTGTATCATCATTTGTGTGTTCTCTCATTACCATGCAAGGCATTTTGTTCCAATAATCAAACCATGTTGAAAATACATCAACGGTGAAATAAACAATCGTTGAATTCTCTGAATTATATTCAACGCGATCAATAAATGCAAAAAACCATTTATTTGAATAATTTGGATTTTGAAATGCTATGTAATTTCCTTTTAGTGCCGTTTGATAATCACATGCAACATACATTGGTGATTCGTTTTCTTTTAAAAATTCATATGTTGAATTTTCATATACTTTATTTGTCTGACATAATGAAAGCATTTCAGCTTCAGAATATGTCAAAACATTTTTATAATCTCTATCAACTTTGATATCTCTTGCAATTATAACTTTTGAATTTCGTGCCATTTTGTACCTCCTATTTTCTTATTTGAAAATCAATGACCTGTTTGAAGTCAGTTCCACACATATCATTTGAATAAAAAATATTTGATTCCCTAAATGTTTGAAGTAAATTTCTTATTTTCTCATTTTTAAATGTTGGATTATAAATATCGCGTTGCCACATTGATGATTGATTGATAATATCAGAAAACACCAAAACATTTGAACGTGGATTTTTTTCATGTGGAAATATAAACCAAACTGAATCATGTGTTTGTTTATCTTCTAATAATTCACAAACAAATTTAAATGATTTATAAACAAACATCATTCTAAATAAAATTTTATACATTTTTTTACTTTTTGGCAAGTGCGGTTGTGGATCAGATTGCCATTCACCTTTGTTTAACATATCTTTATGTTTTCCAATAATAAATGATGAATTTCCTGTTGATGCACAATATTCAATTGCAATTTTAACTTCAATAGGAATTCCATCATCATCTGTTTCACCTGTTGGAATCCATTTTGTTAGTATTTCACCTTGTTTTTGTGTCTTTACCATGTCCATCAATTCCCAATCAACAAGATAAGGACAGACACGCGAAATTGTATTTCCAACAAGCCACAATTTCACAAATCCGCGTTTTCTGTCAACGGTTGAATATAAATTCATTAATTTGTCAGGTTCACCATTTAAATAGATGTCACGTGACATAAATTCTTCAAATATCATATCCGTTACATCTAAATATGATGCACCTGCATATTTTTGTTCTGTTGAAAGTGCAACAACATATCCAATTTTTTCATATCTTTTAATTTTGCCATCTTCATTATTATATACAGACAAAAACAATTGCTTTTTCCATAATGTAATGCAATTGTATTTGTTGTCAGTTAGTTTCATGATGTCTACATCATCAAAATATTGTTCAATCAGATCACTTGATATTTCTTCGCGCCATCTTTTAACAAGCATAAATCTTGAACCGTTTTTTCAATACACTTTCAATGATTTTTTCTTTGTCTTTATAATCCGCCACGAACCTTGTTGAATCAAACAAATATTGATTAATTGCCTTTTTATGTTTCACTTGATATGATTTTCCATTTGCACGTTCACCATAAATCAAATTGATTTGGGCGCCGCATTTATCAATTTGGTCTATATTATAACGCACTTTTTCACGTTTTGGCATTTTGTTATTCCTCCATCACATAAAGTTTTGCGAATTCTGATTCAATTGTTTTTCTGATTTTTTTTAAATTCTCTTTTGACGTTCTACCATTATAAACATTTTGACGTGAAATGTTTAATTTTTCGCATATGCTTGCCACTTTGATTTTTGAAAATTTTTGTATAAATTCCAAATCATCCATCATTTTCCCTCCATATTCTATACTTTTCACAAATTTCATAATATTTATCTAATTTTTGCAAAAAAATTTCAAATTCATTTTTATTCTTTAAACCATGCGCGTTTGCTTGATTCATCTTCAATGAGTTCTGCATATTCCAAAGCCTTCCCCAAAACATAAGTTGTTGGCACCAAACAACAACCGGTTTTGTCTGTCACATGATAGGTGTTCCCTTGATAATCTGTAAGGTCAAATTCATCTTGATTCTCTGAGTAAAATAATGTATTTTTATTTGTATGTTCAAAATCAAAAACCAAATCATCCCTAAATTCTGAAATGTCATTCAAACATTTTGTCCCTGTTTTTGGAACACCTGCAACCGTAATTTCAAGAACCTTTGATTCATTTTCACCTTTTTTTATTACATTGTCATCATCTTTTATTTTTTTGTTCTTTTTCCATTTTGTCACCGCATATTTTTTTGCACCCTGTGTTATAAAATCCTCATATATTCCATCATCTTCAAAAATGCCAAGCATATGCGCATTTCCATGAATATCTTTTGGCATATATCTTTCAATTGGAATTGATAATGTTTTTGATGCAAATTCAATTTTTTCTTTTACTCTTTCATTATAATCTAAAAATACTTTTTTGTCATATCCTTCAATCAATTTGGTCGAATCTGTATCGCAATATACTATATAATCATCAAGATCAATGACACGCCTAAGTAAATTATCACGCGCCCATGCAGTACACCAAACACCGCCATGAAAATGAAAGAAATGATTTTTTTTCTTCACCTTCTAATTTTTGGATAATATCATCATTTGAAAGTTCTGATTCAAACCATTCCCCCAATTCATCATTATATTCAACATCATCTCTGATTGTATTTGTGACCGTCATTCCATAAATTCCATTGAATTTGTTTTTTTCTTTTTGATATTGCAATTTCTTTGTGTCATCGTCTTTGTATTTTGTTTTGTTTTCATATTTATCTAAAACAAAATTAATATACTGAATTGGCAAAAATCCATATTTTGCAAAATAAATTTCTTCTATTATATATTCACATTTATGTGTGTCTAAAATGAAATAAAAATCAACGTCAGTGAGTGTCATAACAAGTTCTTTTGCTTCATATATTCTACCATTATCATATGATGCACCGCGAATTTCTCGACATTTAGATCCTGAAATGAAATGATTCAAATATTTGCATTTTATGTTTTTAAATCGTACAACCATTAAATATGCAAACCTTTTTGACATATCTTCACGTCTTTTGATGTTGCATCTTCTAAATTTTGACATCGGAAATTTATATGTTACTAAAACATAAGGATATGCGCTACATTCATCTTTTGATACAATATTATGCAAAACTATGTCTGTAAAAACATATGATGAATGTGTATATCCACCGCATAAATGCTTGCTGCAAAAGATTGAAAATGTGCGGATTTGTATTGATTGCATTATTTACTTGTCTTTTATATTTATAATCTTTGTCAATTTTTTCTTTTAATTCACGCCTTACATGACCGGTTGACGTGTTTGGAATGTGTTTGACATCTTCATATGTTTCAAGTTCATATTTTATATAATAATACAAAACTAAAATGTCGTTTTTACAATATCCGCATTTCTTGTTCTGTTAATTTGGTGATTGGCGTTCTGATCAATGAATAATCCAAATCACCGAACCTGTTTTTCTACCGGTAAATTGTAAAGATCTGGCAGATATTTCAATGCACAATTTGACATATAATATGAACATTTTATTGTTATGTTGTAATCTTTCATTATTGACACCATAACTTTGTGTGATTTTCTTGCTGCTACTTCAGAAAAATGAAAATGTGATTTCATGAATTGAAATTCAAATGATTGATTGTGAATGAATAAAAATTTTTGTTCTGGAATTACATTTTCAAGATTATTTAAAAACATTTCAAGTTCGTTCCATGTTCTGCCATAATATACATTGTCGTTTATTCCAAACATCCATATATACATGCAAGCACATTTCTTTGATTCTTTTTGCTGCTTTTCGGTTAGTTTTAAATAGTTTATTGCTTTTTCTTGCTTGCCATCTACAATCAAATATGATGTTGTTTCAATGTCAAATGTGTATATATTACAATCATATTTTTTTCTTTTTCCTTTTGTTTTCTTTTCATGTCCAAAATATTGTGTCCAATATTTCATGTCTTTTCCTCTTATTTTACATATTTGTCATATAATCTCTTTGCACGTTCTCTTGTATCTAAATCATTAATATTACTATAATAAATCAATTTGTTGATCCATGTGTCAACATCATCATTTTCCTTTTTTGAATCTTCCATAATTGATTTAAATTGTTTATGTCCAATTAAATCAGCAAAATAATTGTAATCTTCATCTTTGATGTATTTATCATATAATCTTTCAGCACGTTCGCGAATGTCTGAATCTTCAATATCTCTATAAAATCCTAATCTTTCAATCCAACTGTCAACATCATCTTTTGCATCAATTGAATCTGCAACAATTGCTTGCATTTCTGATGAACCTATTTTTTCAGCAAAAAAATTAAAATCATCATCACCAAATAAATCATAAAACATTTCTGCATCTTCCTGTGACACCATTTCTTTGTTTTCTTCTGATAATGTTTTTTGTAATGTTTCAATTGTATCTTTTCGCACTTGTTCAATGCCACGCGCTTTTGATGTTTTTGATGCTAAAAATTGGCGCATCGCTTTATTCACTGCCATCATTTGCGTTGCAGTTAGATTTTTTTTGATTTTAACTTTTCCACCTTTGTCGACTGTCCATGATTTCAAAACTTCTGTGTCTAGTCTTTTACGTAGTTTTTTACTTGCATATGTGTTTTGATATCCCGAAGATCTTAAACCTTTTAAACGTCTGTTGACTTCCTGTGCGAGTTCAACATTTTGTTTGTAAAGTTCTTTTTGACGTGGATTCATTTTTTTCGGTTGCCATAATCCTTGACGTTTTAACCTCTTTTTGATTCTTCGCTCTTTTTTGGTTGCCATTTTACACCTCCAAAATTTAAATATAATTTAATTATAATATATTTGGATTGTGTTTGTAATGTGTTAAAATTATTTTTGCAAATAATCTTTTAATTGGATTGTATTTTTTCGTATAATCAAGATTTGTTGCGTTTACTATGCGGTCATATTTTAATATATTTATATATTTGTTCATTTGGTTTCTCCTAATAATTCATTTAATAATTCTAAAACACTTTGAATTGTACAACAATTATATGCTTTCAATTCTTTGCAAATTCCTGATTTATTAAAATTACATTCATCACATTCTTTATTATATTCTTCTATTTTTGCTTTTATTATATCTTTTGAAATATATCTATCCGCAACCATTGCAAAATATTTCATATCATTATATTTATTATTAATTTCTGTTAAATGTTCTATTTCTTGTTGTTGTTTTTCAATTAAATTTACAATAATTTTAATGTATTTTTTTAATTCTTCAGTTCCATAATCTTCTGAATTATAAAAATGCAATGCTTTAAATGCTTGATTTTCTTCTTCATTCATATTTATTCTCCTAATAATTCTTTTAAATATTGAATTCCTATATAATCCCCTAAAATGTCACTAGTTTCTAATTTTTTTATTTTTTCTATTATTTTATCTTTACTAATATAATTTTCGCTAATTGGTATTTCTTTGATTTCATTTGTTTCTGCATTAAGTATATATTTTTTTGATTTTAGTTTTTCTATTTCTTTTTGTTGTTTTTCTATTATGTCTTTAAATAATTTTAATGTTTCTTTTGAAATTCCTTGATTATAAACATAACTTTTTGTTAATTCATAATCTAATTTTTCTATTGCTTGCTTTTCTTCTTCATTCATTTTTATTCTCCTAATTTAATTTGTTTTGCGGTTTCTATAATTGCTTGTTGATATGGTATGTCTTTATCTTGCACTTCTTTGCTTAATTCATTAAAAGGCATTAAGCTTGGATGTGTTTTGTTGTTTCTATTTACCCTGCAAGCCCAAGCATTATGTACATCTTCCAATGTAGTGTTTTCACCAGTTGTTAATACTAATAATGTATAAAAATCTACATATAGCATATCTTCTATGGTAGTTACTGCAACACCATATTTTTTCATATTATTCATTAACTTTTTTCTTATTTCAAATACATAATTTATATAATACTTTTCTTCATTCATATTTTATTCTCCTAATAATTCTTTTAAATATTGAATTCCTATATAATCCCCTAAAATGTCACTAGTTTCTAATTTTTTTATTTTTTCTATTATTTTATCTTTACTAATATAATTTTCGCTAATTGGTAT